TTGACGCTCCCGACTATTGTTTTTACATCGACGGCACTAGCGCCGGCGGAGCGCACGCCGCTAGCGACATACATTTGCTCGACAGCATTTGCGATTCCGCCGGCGTGTCGGAAATCCTGGTAACTGGCGTTGCCAACACCGCCAACGGAATGGTGGAAATCAACGGCGGGGAAGTGGTGGGCACGGGTTCCGGGCCGACGATTGACATCGAAAGTTCCAACGGGGTCAGTGTCAGCAACATGCAGTTCCGCTGGTACGGGGCCGGGGCGACCCAGGCGGGCCTGTACATCAATGGCGGCGGCGGCAATGCAGTCAATGGAAACATTTTCAACGGCGGAACGACTTCCGGCAATCCCATCTTGCTTAACGCCACGGCGGACAACGCGATTGTCGGCAACACAATCTGGCAGAAGAGCTCAGCCACCACCACCATGATCGCGTTAACCGGGGCGACTTACAACGCCATCACCGGCAACAGCCTTTACGGCTACGCGACCGATGGCATCACTGCCGACGGCTCCTCTAACTACAACAAGATTTATCCGAACGTCATCGACCCGACGCACATCACGACGCCCTACACAGACGCCGGGACGGGCAATGTGTTCGCGCCGACTGTTACTTATGGGAACTGTGCGGCGGCCGGTTCGGGCGCGAATCCCTCGATAGCAGCGTGCGGTGCAAATCCCTCGGGGGCGTTCTCTTGTGCGACCAATGCCTCGACCGGAACCTGTCAGGTGAATACATCGGTGGTGACCGCAAACAGCCGTATCTTCGTGCAACCAAGTGTGGGCGAAGGCAGCAACTTAAGCGTTACCTGTAATGCCAGCGCCGATACCGGATTAACTGCACCACGCTTGCTGTCGAAGAACGCGAGCACAAGTTTTACCATCAACTTAGGGACGTTCACGGCGAACCCGCTATGCTTCGACTACTTCATTGTGAACTAATGAAACGATTACTCATTTTCGCGTTTTTCGCGCTCTCTTGCCCGTTGTGGGGCCAATGCACGCTGCCCTGTGTGGTGTCCACTTACCAGCCAGCGGCAGGAGCTCTTGGGCCGACTTCCACCTCGGCCATTGATACCACCGGGGCGAATTTCATTATCATCGCGGCAGGGGGCTTCAACGGCGCTGGGTCTATCGTGGACGGGCTTACGGGCTGCGGTGGTCCATGTAACACTTGGACGCCACTTACCGTCTACACAAATACTCCCCTCTCCGTGGGAATCAAACTCTGGTACTGCGTAAACCCAACGGTTGGACCCGGCCATGTATTTGAGTACGTCAACACTGGTGGTTTTCCGGCCTTAGCCGTCGCCGCCTTCAACCACATCTTGACGACTTCACCCTTTGATGTGCAGAACGGAGCCATACCGGGCAGCGGCGGTACAACGGTGCAGCCGGGGAGCATCACTCCTAATCACGACGGCGAACTAATTGTGGCCGGGGTTTTTTACTACGGCACAACGACACTACCGACGATCAACGACGGCTTCAGTATCACCGCCAATTCCGTATTCAATGGCGGCGTAAGTTACGCCTTCGCCTTGGCTTACTACGTGCAAACGACTGCCGCCGCCATCAACCCCACTTGGACGAACTCGCAATCGCAAACCGGATATGCGGCGGCCATCGCTTCTTTCCAGCCCGCGCCCGCTGCAACCGGGAAGTGTGCGACGTGTGATCTGTCGCGGTTGGAGTACCCTAACTCGCCATGACCCCCGCACAGAAAGCCTTTCTCAATCGCGCCTACGAAGCCGCAAAAGAAGCGGGCCACATCTTCCCGGAGATGGCGGCCTGTGAGTGCGCACTGGAAAGTGGCTACGGTAAATCGGTTCTCGCGCAAAGTTGCAATTTGTTCGGCATGAAAAAACACGCGCACGAATTTTATCCGACAGTGAGCCTGCCGACCAAAGAATGCTTGGATGGGAGATGGGTCGCACTGAATTCCTCGTTCATCGCCTACCCCGACTGGGCGGCCTGTTTCCGGGATCGCATGGAAACCCTGAAACGTCTCGCCCCGTTCTACCCGCATTACAAGGCAGCGTTGGAAGCAAAATCGCCGGAAGATTACGTCGAACAAGTGAGCCAAACATGGTCTACCGATCCACACCGGGCACAATCGTGTTGTCAAATCTACCACGAGATGTCGAGCGACTGGAATGCCAACGCGTGAGTCTCAAGCCGAGCATCAAAGCACTGATGGAACCATTAAGCGCGCACAAGTCCCCGTTGCAGCGGGTGTTTGTCGAAATAAGAAACAAGCTCCAGGTCATCGAGGCTCTCTGCGAGGAACAGGCTGTGCATGGGGCAGTCTTGCAGATTGATATGCTGCTCACCAAAATTCAGGGAATCGCGCACTGTCCTCTGGACAAAGATTGTCCGGTGCGGACGATGACGTTCAACCTGGCCAAGCCCAAACCGAAACGCAAACACAAGGAAAAGAAACCATGAAAGCAGCCTGGACCTACATAACTACTAATTGGAAGACAAGCTTGTTCGGCTTGTGTGCATTTATCATGTCCGTCCCGCAGGGGGTGACCGCGTTGCATCAGTTGCAGGCGGGGCAAAAAGTCGATTGGTTGGGAACCGCGCTCTGTTTGCTGATTGCAGCCGTCGGGCTAGCCGCGAAGGATGCGAGCACGCACTCCACCCAGTTGCAGGTGGCCAAGGCTACATCCGATGCCATCGTCAATGGGAATGGAAAATAGTCCGGTGACGCCCAGTCTTAAGTTCGACGGCTCCATCAACCTCGGCAACCTGATCTCGCTCGGGTTGCTCTTGCTTGCGCTCGTCGGCGCGTGGCACGCTTTGGATACAAAGATTACCGTGCTCCAATTGCAGGCGGTTGACGCCAAGGCGGATCATGCCACACTGGAAACGCTGAAGGCGATTATCGGGAACAAAATTCCGGACACGCTTCCCATGCTGCTTAACACCAAGAGTCAAACCTCCGTAGTGCATACCTTCGGCCAAAAGATGTTCGAAGCGGGCGTGGCGGCGGACGCGGCGGAGATGCCGAGAGGTCCGGGCACGCCAGTCCCGACCGCGCCAGTTGCAACCGAGAAAAAGTAAGTGGACCCGTTTCAAGGTCTCGCCTCGCTGATTCTCGGCAAGCTGAAAGAGTCCCTGATCGGACTCTGGCTGAAATTCCTCTTTGAGATGGCGTTCTCCGGCCTAGTCAGCTTCTTGCTCGTTTGGGGCTCGGTTCTCGTCTCCAGCCGAAACTGGGCGCTGGCGGCGGGTTCTGGCGGGATAACTGCCGCCGTGTGTATGACGGTGTTATTTCGCAAAGAAGCCTCTCGCTTGACTCGTGGAATGCTGGTCGTGTTGCCTGAGTTAGAAGCAAATAAAGAACTTACTACCGACTTACTAACTATCCAAAAATCAGATAAGGAGCAAAAACCATGAGCAAGTTCGTCTCGAAACTCGAAGCCATCGCCAAGGATTTCAACCGGGGCATTCTGAAAATTCTGCCCTGGGCGGAAAAAGCGGAGCCGGAAATTGACGCTTTGGTCCCCGCGCTCGGGCCTGCCTACAATTCCACCGTTACCGCGATCGCCTTGGCGGAACAGAACGGGGCTGCGGTCGGAGCATCCGGCACCGGCCCACAAAAAGCCGCCGCCGTGATTGCGCTGGTTGGGAACCTGGTGCAGACGGAGTTGAAGACCGCCGGCCAGCCCTCGACCGCCGCCGACGTTCAGAAGTATGTACAGTCGGTGTACACTGTCCTCAGCACGGCCCCGAGTAGCGCCGCGCCCAGCGCCTAATGTCCAAGCAACTCAAATCCGTCGCCGAACTCTATGCCGAATACGAATCTCAGCGCGAGCAGGGCAAACTCTTCTACGAGAAGGCCGACACCATCCTCGCAAAATTGGTGCGCACCTGGAAGAAAGACAAATCGGCGAAGATCGACGACAAGCACACGCTCGAAATCGAAGACAGCTTCCGGGGGCAGGTGAAAGCCTTCGCCCCCGCCTTCGCTCACAGGTACAAATTGAAGTCCAAAGCCATTGACTAAGAAGTAACTAGCCCAACTTTATTTTCCCCTTCATCCTCCGCTTCAACTCCTCCCGCCTCGCCCGCAGAAACACGCATCTAAGTCGTTCTTTTCCGAGATTTCCACAGCGTTTTCACAGCTATTCACAGGCTGAACGTCATTGACAATTTTTCATTGCGGGGCTATTTTTGCGCCTGCTGTGAACTTCCTGCCCCATCCCGCCGCGATTTTGCATAATCCCGATTTTCCGCATTCCCTGTTATCAGACATTGCTTGTGCTCCGCGTCCCGCCCGCGCAACCGTTGAAAGGTGCAATCTCACTTGCATTACGGTGCGGCAAACGGGCGGGCGGAACGCGGAGCATCTACCACCTGTTACGAATTCCGAACACATCCGGCAAGCCTCAGACCGGCAACCCCTCCCCCAAGTAGTCTTTCCAGTCCTTACTCCCCCAAATCTTTCCAGGGGGAGCTATGTCTTCATCGCGCCAATTCTTGCGCAAGATCGAGTTCCGCGAAATCAGAACTTTTTACACCGTCTCCGAAATGCTGGAGTGCGGCCACCGCTTCGAGAGCGAAGTGCTCTTCTTAGCCGATCCGCTGGTTGCGAAACACAGAGTCTGCCCGAAGTGCGCCCAAGCCGCTTCCCTGCTCGAAGTTCCCAAGAAGCCGTCTGGCTCGACGAAATCGATGCCTGCTTTACTCCAGGGCGACCGCCGAGTGGGTTAGAAAGTTTACTCAATGACTGAACTCCTCCGAAAACCGATCCTCTGTCTCGATTTTGATGGCGTTTGTCACAGTTACACGTCGGGATGGAAGGGCGCGGCGGTGATTCCTGACGGATACGTCGAAGGGTTATTTGAGTTCCTAGAGGCGGCAAAGGAAGAGTTTGAAATCCACGTCTTTTCCAGTCGAACACATCAAGCGGGCGGCAAAGAGGCAATGCTCGCATGGTTCTACGAACAGCGAAAAATCTGGCGCTCGAAGGGCGGCAAGCCTCCAGTTGATACGCCGATCACGATCAATTTCCCCAACGAGAAACCGCCTGCGATGGTGAGCTTAGACGATCGCTGCTTATTGTTCACGGGACAGTGGCCGTCAATCGAAAGCCTGAAACAGTTCAGGCCGTGGAACTTGAAATAACCCTAACCCCGCCAAAAGCATGGCGGAAAACCAGAGAAAGTGAAGTGCATGAGCGTACCTAACACGCCCGAGAACAACACCCAATCCGATTCCCCGCCAGGCATAGAGTCTCACGTTCGCCAAACTCTCGCCAATAATTCTCTTTCCGCCAATCACTCCCCCGAACCTTGGTATCTTTTCAGCGGGCAAACTCCAGGCATCCTCTTCGAAGTCCGTTCAGTCGATTGCGAATTTAATCACGAGATCGTCGCACTCGTTCCCGCGGAGCCTGGCGAGCCGCTTCCCGTCCAAGCCGTTTCAAACGGTGCTCTAATCGCCCACGCCCCGCGCCTGCTGCGCACGCTCCGCCAGTTGTTCGCAACCTACCTGATTCCAGTCGAGTATCGCGACGTTCCCGAACAGGTTGAGGCGGTCAAAGCCGCGTCCGAACTGCTTCACGATCTACAGAAGGCTGGGGTGTTCTGATGGCGGACCCGATGACTAGAGAGAGAGTTGTTAAGACCTTGATTTTTTTTGGAGAGAGTTTAGCCGAAAAAGAGCAAGCCGACGTATTGCGTGAAGTCAAAGAGACTAACCATTGGGCATTCGCGGCACTGGCAATTGCGATGTATCGGGCTACTCACGATTTGCAGCGCGCCATCCCACGGCAGCCCGGAAAAAGTCAAGAAATGGCTGTACGGGAGAAAGGCGTGATGACTTTTCAGTTGTTAAATTCGGGTGAGGAAAGGAGCCGCGGAGAATCGCCAGAGCCATTGCGCCGGCCAATGATGCGCTTGCCGGAGAAAACGAAAGGCCCGCCGTCAAACCGGCAGGCCCCAGACCCCAACAATCAAACTGCAACGAGTTTAACAGACCAGGAGCGCAGCAGATGAGCACATCTCGCGTTACAGGCATGATGCCAGGCGCAGAAACCGTCCACACCGACAAACTGAAAGAGAACGATCGCCTCGTGTTCGAGAGAGCTCGCACCCGCAGCGAGGATACGTTCACACTGGTCGGACAAGACTTGTCCTCGCCAAAACTAATCTGCCTGTGGATCGCGGAGAACATCGAAACCGCGCCCATGCACAAACTGATTGACGCTTTACAGCACGCGTTAGTGATGCGGGCCACGCTGCACCGGAAGCACGCGGACTGACATGAGATTCACAAACGAGACTCGGTTCACGCCGCCGCGCTGGATGCGCCACGTCATTTCGTGGAAGATTCTGGGCTGGATCAGCGACCGCTCCGACACTTGCTGGTCGAACATGGTGATGTGGAAACTCGGCTACGACTATGACAACTGGTGGCCGTCGCCGCTTTGTTTCAAGCCGTACGACTACTGCGGGAAGTTTGACGGAAAGCCACTGCCTGATTTGCCGGAACCTGTGATGGTTAGATTTTGCGACCGGAAGCACGCGGACACCGCCGAAACAGGAGAGTTGAGACGCTAATGATCAACCTCCGCCAACACGTCAGCGACATGATGGTCTGGGTGAACCTGATTTTACCGGAACTGGCCGACGATCATGTCCGCAAAATGGATCAAGCCGAAGTCGAGCGGACATTTCTAGAGTTGTACGTTCCGCTGACCGCCCAATTCGCGGAATTTGACGGGCATTCGGAACAGGAACGCCTCGCCTGGGCAAAAGAACTGATCCGCAAAGCGCGGGAAGTACCACCCGGGGAGCAGGCGCCGTTGCCGCTCACCCCGGAAAATCCTGTCCGAAAGGAGGTGCCCAGACAATCGCCCGAAGTTGTTGCTCCGCTCTAAATGCAGTTCTGGGGAGCGGAGTTGAATTCCGTCACTTGTGGCGGAATTGAACTCTGTTTCTGAAAATGAATTGGCTAGATCCAAAGACTGTGCGCCGCTACAAAACCGCCAACCAGCGGAAAAACCGACTTATGTTTAGAATCCGCCACCGAGCAACCGAATTGGCGCAGCAGTGCTTGCGCAATGAGTCTGGCCGGGCGTGTAAGAAATACAAAACTAAGGGAGCATTTTGAACACGTTGGATCCAAACGAATCCGAACCACGCTCAGCTTGGCAGCGCCTGAATCTTTACGAGACGCCCCCATCTCCGTCCTCCCTCTGCGATCTGCGCTTGCAGGGCGAGATCTTATCCCGCGTGCTCGAACAACCCGATCTCCTTCAGGAATCATTCGGCGACTTAGCTATCTCCGATTTCGTTGGCAAGGTCCACCAGTCGTTGTTCCGCACTCTACTTAAACTCTCGCAAGAGGGCCGGCCCTTCGACATTACGACCGTGGCCGACTCTTGGGGTGCGCAACAAGAAGTGGGCGACCCAGTTGCCTACATATCCGGCTTGCTCGACACGCACGACTTACCCGCATCAAACCTTCGCCTGCGGGTTGAAAAACTACACAAACTCTCCCAACTCCGGCGCTTACGTTTCATGGGCGAACTCCTGCAGCGCCATGCCGAGAGCGCGAAAACCGAACCCGATCTACTTATGGAGAAACTTTCCATGGGTGTCGAAGCTTTGCGCGCGGGTTACGACCTGAACGGCGACATGCTTCCCTACTCCCCGCGCAATCTCGCGCGGCGTCCCGATTTGATCAGATTGTCGTCCGTCGAAGCGAAGCCGGTGCCGTGGCTGTGGCGCCCGTATCTCTCTTTCGGGATGATCAACATGCTGTCGGGCGAGCCGGGATCGGGGAAAACCTACTTAGCTTTGGCATTCGCGGCGGCGCTCACTCTCGGCAAAATTCCCTTCACGGGCGACGATTGTTTCCCTCTCGACGTGCTTTATCTTTCCATCGAAAACGATCCGGAGTATGTTGTCCGTCCGCGCTTCGATCTGCTCGAAGGCGATGTCGGGCATTTCCATTTACTCCAAGGCGCAAAAACTGGCGAGGGTTCGAAGGCGAGGCGGGAAAGCGTCAGGTTGAGCGATGTGCCACTGCTCGACGCGGCGCTAAAAGAGACCAAGGCGAAACTACTGGTCGTGGACCCCATTCAGTCCTACCTCGGCGGCGAAGTCGATATGCACCGTTCGAACGAAACACGCCCGCTTCTCGACGGTTTGGCGTTTCTCGCGCGCAAATACCAAGCCTGCCTCTTAATCCTGCGCCACTTCGCGAAGACCACGACCGGCTCGGCGATCAATCGCGGGCTTGGCAGCATTGACCTTACTGGAGCGGCGCGCACGGAGCTGCACGCGGGGAAACGCGACGGCCGGCATGTGCTGGCGCACGCCAAAAGCAATATCGGCCCCTTTGGAAAATCCATGGGCTATGAACTGTGCGATGACGGCAGCTTCCACTGGACCGGGGAGAGCGCGATCACAGCCGATGATTTAGCGGCTACCGGCAACATGACGACCGAAGACCGGGACGCGGTGGATGAGAGCGCCGAATGCCTGAAGGATATGCTGCACCGCGGCGCGAAATCGTCTCGCGATATTTTTTCCGCGATGAAGGACGTTGGGGCGTCGATCGCGGCGGTGAAGCGAGCCAAGAAAAAACTTGGGGTCAAGTCGCGGAAGAGGGGCGGCTCAGGCGAGGGTTGGGAGTGGTATTTGGAGGGCTACGAAGATGGCGAGATAGCCTCCAGTTGAGCGAATAACCAGGCGTGTCAAATTGTAGACGGTTAGACGTTTGGCCGGATGCGGGGGATAAGTGTCGCTTGCTAACAGTTTGTTTGTAGTCAAAGGGGTCAAAGGGGCTCAAGAATTCTGTGTGCGACCCCTTTGACCAGTTTGACCCCTTTGAAAAATGCAACAGTGAAAAGAGACACCAGTGACTCACCGTAGACACAGAAGCGTGACAGACTCGACACACAATTCGCTGTTCTATGCAGCTCTTGGAATCCGGTCGATCGCCTTCAGCTCCTACGACGGCACGAACCGGAAATCGTACTGGAAGGTGACCACCGAGGACGGCCAGCAATTCAAGGTGGCAGCGCCGAACCTGGCCGGGGAATCGACGGTGCTCAAGTATGCCGCCGCGAGGCTGGCGAAGATGGGGCGAGGGGTGCGATGGCCGGAATGACAATCACGCCGCTCGCGACCAAGGTGGAATTCCCACGCCAGTGCCCCAAGTGTGGCTGCGAGCAAACCTTTGTCGCAGGTTGGGATTGTGATGCTGGGCTAGTGGGCTGTTGCCAGGGTTGCGGCGACGAGAGGCTTATGCCCTACACGCGGGCGAATTCGCAAGCGGCCTAAAACGGTTGTCAACTAGGAAGGGAGCGGCGGACACGAAAGCCGCTCCTAGTTAATCCGGGATGGAACCGTGGCGCCGGGGCTCGCCCCACTGAAATTTGAAAGGAGCAACGAATGGCGAAAGACAAAATCACGATGAAGGTCAATGAGCAATCGCCTTTGAAGTGGCCGAAGGGCTGGCTCCGTACTGGCATTGAGGCGCGTCGTGCGAAAAAGGTATGGAATAAGCCTTTGAACTATTGCCGCGAGGCTCTGATCCGCGAACTTGGCAAGGCGGGTGTGACGGAGCTCATCATTTCGTTCAACACTGGGGAGGATGCCCGGCGCGACCCCGGAGTGAGCATTTTTTTCTGGAAACAGGCCAAGCAAGATTTTAGTTGGCAACTTGCTTTAGGTATCGACAATCCAGCGCCCACGCTGGACGAGATCGACTCCGCTTACCGGAAAAAGTCTCTGGAGCATCATCCTGATCGCTTAGGCGACAAGGCAACAGCGGCCGATTTGGAAATTTTCAAGGCGCTCGGCAAACATCGTGAAAATGCTCGGCAATGGGTGCTCAACTCGGCACGGCAGGATCGCCCCTACGAACTACCGTGCGACCGATTCAGCGAAGTGCGTTGGAACATCAATGCCTTACGTTTTGGGATCGTTTCGCTTCGCAGGCTTGAGGAGTACGGCCTCCCTGGATTACTGGAGCGCGTAGCGCAGCCTGGGTTGCTGTCGGAACATTCGGAGGTTGGTGAAGATGGCAAGCAAACCGTTAATGCTTGAGGGCGTGTTGAAAGAAGCGCCCGGAGCGGACGATGGGTTGCTGCGCAAACTTCGCAAGGAGAAGCAGCAACTTGAAGACGATCTCCGCGACGCGCGCCAGGAACTCGACGACGCACGCACGCAGAATGAACGGCTGGAACGGTCGATGCGGAATCTCCGCCAGCAACTCTCTCCACTTCATCGTGGATTGCGCGCGCTGTTCGGTGAGATCGAGCTGGCGGTTGGCGAAGAGCAGTATTCCGCTCCCAGCGTAAACACTGCCGCTCCATCGAACAGCACAGTCGATCCGCGCTGGGAATCGTGGAAACAAACAATGCCAGGCCGCCCAGCCGAGATGATCGATCTTCTGTTGCTGCACAAGTCGATGCAAACGAAGGCGCTGATGAGTGCGCTGCACTGCTCGAAGGACACGGTCTACAACGCCGCACGGAAGTTAAGCCAGGCCGGACTTCTCGCCACCAGTCAGCCGTACTCGCTAAAGGAGTTGCAGTGACCTCGCAAATTTCCCTTCCGCCGCCAGTCTGTCCCCGCTCCTGGTTCCCGGAATACTGCGTGATCTGCCTCAAGAAGCAAGTCTTTATCGTCGGCGGATTAGGGCTGGTGGCTTGCTGTGCGGTGTGCGGCGACGAACGCATTCTCACTCGCAGGCGGAGTGCTTTGCGGGCGCGGCGGCGAAGAAAGGCGAAAGGTAAGCCGTGTCAAACGATTTGACCATCGACCAACGCGCCTGGGATCGTGCTCGGGCTGAATTGCCGGAATCCGCCGACTGGTCGGAAGTGGCTCGGCTCTCGCAGACCATCAAAGAACGTATGCTCGCTGAAAGTGTGCGAGTCGAAGCTTACCAGGTGAAAATATTGCAAGCCGCTGCAAGGGAGTGGACCTAGATGACCATCCTCTGCACTTCCCTGTTCTTCGTCGCCGCTGTCGTCTACCTCGTAACGGTGAGGCTTGTCTGCGAAAATCGCGGTTATGAGCAGGGCCACAAAGCCGGTTACGAAGCTGGACGTACCGACGAAGCGTATTGGTGGCTGATGATTGAATCGGACGTGCGTGGGAAAGGGAAGGTGCAACGGTGAGCGATAAATTGGAGACCCCAGCACGCCCGCAGATGCTGCGAACGAAGAACTGCGAGCATAGCCCTACATTTTCTTGTGGGACGTATTGTACAACTTACGAAACTGATCTTGCACCAGCACGCCCGCAGAGCGCGGAGCCTGAAATCTTGCGACCGGAGTTTGAAAAACTAGCCAAGCCCAGGCATTTTGATTTAGGCCGTCCCAAATTGGGTGCTTATGCAGATGCGGACACCGAGCACCTGTGGCAGTTCTACTGCGATGGGTACGCTTATGCCGCGCCCGAACTGGCCCGCCTGCGAGCCGTACTGACGAAGATTGACGCAATTCGTAACATGATTGTCGCCACACAGAACGTCAATTGGTCGCGGGATATTTATCCGCTAGTGGCTGCTTTGAACGACGCTGGATTTGAAGGCAAGTCTTACGACGAAGCGCGGGAATGGGCGCAAATGGAATTCGAGAAGGCCAATGGCCACAAGGTCACGCTGATTACAAATTTCAGACTGCGCGCAGAGAAAGCCGAAGCCAAGTGTGACGGCCTGCGAGATGCGCTGGAGAAGATGGTCAAGTTTTATAAACCGCCGAGCCACGACAGGCGGTTAGAACTCCAAGGTGCTGATGATAATTGCGCGATTTGCAAGGCTCAGACCGCTCTCGCCGCGCTGCCCGATTCGCCGAAGGGAGAAGCCCGGTGAGCTACCGCTTTGAGGATGACGAGACGCCAGCACGCCAGCAGGGCATGGAGCTTCTAACTCCAAAGAGGACCACCTATAGCATTGCCAATGGCATTTTCAAAACGGGCATAAGAATCAATCAGCAACGCAGATGGATTAGGCGAGGCATTCGAGACCCAGAGGGCTTGGGGAAGCGCTTGACTGCCGCTTGGCACGTTCGGGCCGCCCGTCAGAAGCGGGATGTCCACGCGCACGGCCTGGGCGTGGGCGAGGGATGTGCGGCCACGGTTGTGTTGTAAAGCGGACCCGCCTCCGGGAAAAGGGCGTCGACTTCCGGCTCTGCATTTTCGGCGAAAGTGAGGATGACTTTTAAAAAAGAAGTCAACTGGAAAGGGAAGGTGGAACGGTGAGCGCAAAGTGTGGCGATACGATCGTGTTCTATGCCGTTGTTTCGCGGAAGCCACACACGGCGTTTCATGTATTCCAATGGAAGCCTTGGGATTTCTGGATGTACGCTACGTTCTCAGAGGCCAAGGTTATCCGGGATGCAGCTCGATTCAATCACCCGGAGAACGAGTTTGAGGTGGTGAAGTTTGGAGCGAAGGCGGGATAGTGAAAAGTGATGAGCGATGCAGTTGTGGACCAGCACGCCCGCAGAGCGCGGAGCAGTTACTCGATGCCTATTACGGCAAACCTGGGTCGTCAAAGGTTATCCAGAAATCGCAGGAAATTTATCGCTTTGCCGTCTACGCCGCCTCCGAACTTGCTCGCCTGCAAGCCGAGGGCGACAGTCTGCGCGACGCGCTGCCACAAATTCGAGAAGCGTTACAGTTAGCGAGCGAACGATTCGAGTATGCGCCACACACCATCACAGGATTCGGCGGAGTAACTGAACACTATCCGAAGAACTGTACAAGATGCAAGGTTGCTGCCGCCCTCGCCGCGCTGCCCGATCCGCCGAAGGGAGAAGTGAAATGAACGACAAAGCGACTCCAGCACGCCCGCAGAGCGCGGAGCAATTCCACAAGACTGAATGTGGCATCGCTATCCCACTCTATGCGGTATTGGATGAAAATCGCCAAGGTCGCCAGCCAATGCCGAAAGAAATTCTCGCCAAAGTTTACGAGTTTGCCGAAGCCTACGCAGACAGCGAACTGTCCCGCCTGCGAGCTGAGCATGACCGCGATCTATTTAACCTAAAAGCCTCCAATTCTGATATGTGGCACGAGTTGCGGGAGGTTCTGGGCATACCACTTGACGATGTGAAGTGGTTCCCCTCGGCCCTGGTTCATCAAGTTGGCGACCTCATGGAACGTGTCGAGAAATCCGAAGCCGAGCGCGACGGCCTGCGGGATGCAAAGCCTAAGTATGCAGTTGGAGTTTCGGTGTTACTGACGCGCGGGAATCAATTGCTTCTTGGCAAGAGGAAGAATATATCCGCAGCAGGTCTCTACTCGACTCCGGGCGGGCGTATCGAGCCAGACGAGGACATGGCGCGGTGTGCGATTCGCGAATTCCACGAAGAAACGGGTGCGGTTCTCGGTGGTTTCACGTTCATCGATTATTGCGAGCATACGCGCTTTGGTCATCATTACTTCATGTTCTACGCGCACGCGACTGATTACGAAGGCGAAATTGTAAACACGCAACCCGACAAGTGTGAAGGCTGGGAATGGATCGACTTAAACAGATTGCCGGGGAATTGTACTGAACCTCCCAAGGTAATCGATTTGCTAGGCCGCACCCTTGCTGCGCTGTCCGATCCGCCGGAGGGAGAAACCCGGTGAGCTATCGCGAAGAGAACGATCAGGTAATCCTCACTATGAATCGGGAAGACTACGACAAACTATTTGTTCTCGTCTCACTGATGGAATTTCTTCGTTTCAATGGTACAGAGTTGCAGGGCTGGCGGGAATTGTCTGACCGTCTCAACCAGGGTAACCCGAACTATACCCCACACCGGGTGGAGGAGAAAAAGTGAGCCGGCGATGGAGGCGCGACGGTCGGATATTTCGGTTCGATTGCCCCGACGCGCAGGGTTTTATTTTTGGAGCGCAGGCACCATCTTGCATGTGGGCATGGGCTGTTTATGGATCGCATTTCAAGGCGGAGGGTGTGGAATTCAGCCTGGTTGTTGCGAAACGTCGCGCCAACGAGCAACTAGATAAACTGCTTAACCTTGCACCCCATTGCAAACCCAGTGCGCCGCCCCGTTCCAATCCTGACCGTCCTTCGTGATTCTGTCGTCTCGCCACGCCGCCCCCATCCCTCGCCTGCGTTGGTGCTCGAAAGTGGCATTCAAGAGTGCCAACGCTCGCCCGCAATCGCAGCAGCGCCTATCCTGTCGCTCCCACATCAGTTTTACGCGCCGCTTGTATTCTAGCCACCCGTCTTTTGAATTTTGGCAAACTTCCCTTCCGTCTTTGTAAACGCGGACCGCCCCGCCCATGATAGTTTCGTAGCGCAGGGATTCCGTGGGGTAGTCGCGCACTCTCGGGATGGGACGGCGCCTAAGCATCTAGCCCTCGTACTATTCCACGCAGTTTTTTTATCGCCGTGTCCGCGATTTTCCGAATCTCGATATTCGGCGGGTTTTGAGTCTGCGCCTTTTGGCGGATTTCGCACAGCGCTCTGTCGGCCTCGGACGCTGCGTTGCAGGCTCGCTCGATTTTTTCGGTGCGATGTTTCAACGTGGAGAGTGCTGGGCGGCGCGCAAGAACCTCGTCGATAGTCTGAAGTTCCATGTTCGCTAAATCCAATTTCAGAGCTAACTCCTGCACTAAATCACTTCTTTCTTGGTCCATGTCTTCTCCTTCCTTGGGGGCGCAGGATCACATCGTTATCTCGTCCGAGTCTTTGCAATGCCGAATCATAGTTGTTGGGCTTTCGCTTTTTGGATGACGGCCATCGCGCGCAGGTGGATTTCACCTACGCGCGAGTTGGCGGCAAAGTCGCTCACGTCTAGAAGTGTTTCGAGGGCTTCCAGGAGTTCGCGGTTGATCTCCACCAGTTCGTGCCCTGCTTCAAGTGCTGCCTGATGACGTTCAACTAGTGGAGTTGGGTCTCCGAATCTTTTCGTGATCTTAATCACGGTGCCCTCCATTTCAGAACGCCTCCGCTTCCCCGTTCGTTGGTTTGTCGAGGATTGCGGCGACCGGCTGCGGGCCTTTTTTGCCCAGCTCCGCGGCGACTGATTGTCCGAGCATTGCCTCCAAAAGACTGACGCTCTTGTGTTCCGGGTTGTCGATATCTTCGACCGCCATGCGGATCGTGTTCCGCAGCTCGCCGTCCGTCGTGGGCGAATCCGTCTTCAATCGTTCCTCGAGGGCCAAGAGAATTGAGACCTGGCGCTCGATCAGGTTCAGCGGCTGCCGCTCGAATTCCGTCTTTGACCGGGTGCCGGTGATGGACATGCCGACGATGTTCCGCATTCGGATTGCGTCTTTCGACGTGCCGGCCGCGATCGCCGACATGGTGCCTTCCCACTTTTCGACCGCGATGGTCTTCTTGATGTTGTACTCGTACTGGCTTTGCTCGTTCCCCGGTTGAAAGAGTACGGATGAGCCGACAGTCGAAGCCATGACGTTGTGACTTCCGCCGATGCCGATTTGGTCGAAATGCGGCTTGAAGCACTCTGCAACCGTGGCATAGTAGCCCAGTTTGTAGGCTGGCTGATCCTTCCACGAGAAGGCTTTGCCGTTCAGCGCCCAGACCCTCGATTTCTTGAGCGTGGCGACGTGGATCATCTGTGACTTAAATGTTTTGCGGTTCTTGCCGCGCACCTTTTCCCAGCGCATGAAGTCGGGATCTTCGACCGCGGACATTTCGATTTCGAGATCCGGCTCGTGTCCGAAGTCGCCCTCCGCCTTTATCTTGGTGCCGCCGCGCGATACTTCCTTGGTAATCTCGCCGGTTTGTTCGTTCTGCGTTTCCACTTCGTCCCAGTTGAATCCCAGCCGCCCGGTCACGAGAAAATGCACCGGGCTGTCCTGGAAGTCCTGGCTGAACGGTGCCCACTCTTCCTTGATGCGCATGATTTTCTGCAGGCGCGGCCCCTTGGCTTTCATGCCTTCACTGAAAAGTTCCTGCCAGAAATGGGTGATGGAATCGACCCCAACAGCGCAGCAACCGGCCTCGCGTGCGTCCCGCGTGGCGGAGCGCAAATCGACAAACGAACGTGATCGCGAAACCAGCAACGGGACGCCTTCTGCCTTGAAAAAGTCCAAGACGAAATCGACGCCCTTCTCGGAGGCTAACCAGGCAACGGGTGCGGAGTTGTGGTAAGTCTTCGAGAGGTAAAGCAGAAGCATCGCCATCACCGTTGTTTTGCCGGTTCCGGGTGGCCCGTAGAGCGAGCCCTTGACGTAGCCAATCTCTTTCGTCGCGATACTGAATTGCGTTTTGGGACGGGCGGCCCCCGCCGGCGGCTGTTGCGTGGGAAAATCGTGAGATGTTAAACTGCTCATAATTGTTACTCCTTGTAGTGCGGACAGCGAGGGCCGTAGAAAGCGGCCCTTTCTTGCTTCCCTTTTGCTTTCTGGATCGCGGTTTCGGCCTCACCGACTTTCAACACCCGGTCAGTCCGCTTAACTGTGGTTATAATAAGCCGCTTAGCATATTCTTGTCAAGAAGTCTATTTGCCGTGTTCTCAATAACTTCCAAGCCGCTTAGTATGTATTGTGAAATTAGGCGTTAAAATCGTGGCGTGGAGAGCGTAAAAGAGTACTTGGCGAAGATCGGCAGACGGGGCGGAAAAGCCCGCCTCACCAAAATGACCGCCGCACGCCGCACGGAGATCGCTCAAGGGGCCGCCCAAGCCCGCTGGAAAGCGCATAAGAAAGTCAAGCCGTGATTCGTCGTGACTATTTCCCGGAAACAGCTCGACGTGGCCTTGCAGAAGATCGCCGAAGAGTTCCACGCG